CTGTGGTAAACCAGCCGGTTACATACAGGACTTCAAGGCATTACCTGAGAAGACTCAAGACTTAATCAAACAGATTAAGAGAGTACGTGTTATCTTTGGTATGGTTGATTTACTTGAGCCATCTAATAATAAAGGTGAGAGTGTTGCCTTTGAATCTACACCATTCATATGGGAGATAGATAATAGAGATGCCTTCAAGACTGTTGGTGCTCCATTCACTAAGTTAGCACAGCTAAAGAAGCTACCTGTTCAGCATACTATTGCACTAGATACAGAGGAACGTAAGTTACCTAATGGCAATGTATTCTACTTACCTGTCAGTACCTTAGACATTTCCAATAAGGTTGACTTATCTGATGATGACCAAGTAATCTTTGGTGATTTCATGTCATGGATTCAGAACTACAATCAATACATTGTAGGTGAGTGGGATGCTAATGTAGGTGGTAATGCTAGTCAAGACATGAAAGACATAGTAGAAGACTTTGTTGAAGTGGATGCAAGCTAATGAATCACCGTGCTGAATTGGCGATACATAAGTTACTAGAAGACGTGCTTGCTTCCAAGAAGCAGATGTCAATGGAGACTATTGAAGGTGTAGCATCTGATATAAAGGATGCTATGGTTCGTCAGTTCGGAACTAAAAATGACAGGGGGGATTTTAGATTACGTATGTCTAACATAGGTAAGCCTTCCTGTCAGCTTTGGTTTGACAAGAACCATCCTGAGAAAGCATTACCAAAAGGTAATAACTTCTTAATGACTATGATGATTGGTGATATAGTTGAAGCTGTATTTAAGGGTATACTTAAAGAAGCAAAGATTGATTATCAAGAGAGTGAAGAGGTAGCCTTAGAACTAGAAGATGGTACTAAGGTTAAAGGTACATACGACTTAGTGCTAGATGATTGTGTAGACGATATAAAGTCTGCATCTGATTGGTCTTACAAGAATAAGTTTGATTCATTTGAGTCGTTAGCGAATGGCGATAGCTTTGGTTATGTAGGTCAACTTGTTGGTTATGCGAAAGCGAGTGGTAAAAACATAGGTGGTTGGTGGGTAGTGAACAAGTCTACAGGACAGTTCAAGTACGTATCAGCAGGAAATGCAGACACAACTCACGTCTTAGGTAACATCGAGAAGACCGTTAAGCAAGCTAGAGCTAAAGACTTAGTGAGATGCTTTGAGCCTGAAGAAGAAACCTTTAGAGGTAAAGCTACAGGCAATCTTGTTCTCAATAAGAACTGTAACTTCTGTGACTTTAGATACACTTGTTGGGATACTCTTAAAGAGTTACCTGCACAGAAGTCACAAGCCAAAGAACCTAAGATGGTTCAATACATAAAGGTAGCATAATGTTTCCTTCTCACAAGGCAACACGTGCTGCTTACAAGTATGGGTATAGGAGTGGATTAGAGCATAAGGTCTCACTCTATCTAGAAGAACGTAGTCATAAGTATGATTATGAATCTATCAAGATAGAGTGGGAAGACCTAGCCTACAGAACCTATACCCCTGACTTTATATTGAGTAATGGTATTATCATTGAGACAAAGGGAAGGTTTCTTACAGGAGATAGACGTAAACATCTAGCTGTTAAGAAACAACATCCAAGATTAGATATCAGATTTGTCTTTGAGAATAGCAGACGTAAGCTAAGTAAGGGTGCTAAGTCTACGTATGGTCAGTGGTGTGACAAGCACGGATTCAGATATTATGATAGGATAATCCCTGAAGATTGGCTAAAAGAAAAAGGTAAGAACAAACATCCTACACTAATTAAATTCACAGGTAAAAAAGTAAGGAGATTAAAATGATAAATGATAGATACTTAGATGATGAAGATTTTGTTATACAGATAAAACCACACATAGATAGTAAGGGTTGGACAGGCGATGTCTCTCTTAGTATTATGGTAGGCAAGAAGAATCCATTGAGTGATGATGACTTTGAAGCTATGTTAAATTTTACTAGGCAGATATGTTCTACTGTACCCTTGATGGAACATAATAAAATATTTAGAGATGCTGTAGAAGCAGAAGCAGATAAACATTTACCTATAGAAGATGTATTCGATATACCTGACAAGAAAGATGGTGCAGTTCTAGAGATAGATGACAACGTTATACATATAGCATTTGGAAAAGAGAAGACTACTCATTGACAATGGCACAAGAAGAGTATATAAAAGATATGAGACACATGGATTACATGAGAATGATGGCAGAAAAGGAGAATGAAATGGCAAAACAAGATATGGTTAATCACCCTAAACATTATAATGAGTCAGGCATTGAATGTATTGATGCCTTAGAAGCTGTCTTAGGAGATGGCTTCTCATCCTATTTGCAGGGTAACATTATAAAATACATGTGGAGGTTTAGATACAAGAATGGTAAGGAAGACCTCAAGAAAGCACAATGGTATTTAAATAAACTCATTGAGGTGCATGATGATAAAAGTTAAAGTTATGATGACACTAAACATTGACCCTGAAGAATACCCTGTACCTTCTGATGGTATGGTTGATGAGGAGATTGAAGAATACATAAGAGAATCCTTCCATGAAATAGAAGGTGTTAAGATACGTAATATGAAACTAGTTAGCGAGGATATATAAATGATACAAAACTATTTACCAACCGACTACCAAAACTTTATAGCACTCTCTCGCTATGCAAGGTGGAAGGATGACGAACAACGTAGAGAGAATTGGGGAGAGACTGTCGATAGATACTTTGATTATATGAGTAATCATCTTACTAAGAATCATTCGTACACTATTACAAAGGCTCTCAAAGATAAGCTTACAGAGCAGATAATGTCATTGGGTGTGATGCCTAGCATGAGAGCCTTAATGACAGCAGGACCTGCCTTAGACCGTTGCCATGTAGGTGGTTACAACTGTAGCTACATACCTGTTGATAGTCCACGTTCATTTGATGAATGTATGTACATACTTATGTGTGGAACAGGTGTAGGTTTTTCTGTTGAACGTGAGAATGTAGACAAGTTACCTATAGTCAACGAACACTTTGAAGATAGCACTACTATCATAACTGTTGGTGACAGCAGACCGGGTTGGGCAAAGGCATTAAGAGAACTCATTGCTATGTTATATGTAGGACAAGTGCCTACATGGGATGTATCACAAGTTAGACCAGCAGGTGCACGACTTAAAACATTTGGTGGTAGGGCATCTGGACCTGCACCATTAGTAGAGTTGTTTCAATTCTGTATACAGAAGTTCAAGGGTGCTAAAGGTAGAAGACTATTCCCTATTGAATGTCACGACTTAATGTGTAAGATTGGTGAGGTTGTAGTTGTTGGTGGTGTCAGACGTTCTGCTCTTATCTCATTGTCTAACTTAGGTGATGACCAAATGAGACATGCAAAAGCAGGGCAATGGTGGGAGAATGAAGGTCAACGAGCACTAGCTAATAACTCTGTAGCATTTAAAGGTAAGCCTGAGATGGGTACATTCATGAGAGAATGGACAGCTTTATATGAATCTAAGTCAGGAGAACGTGGTATCTTCAATAGACAGGCTGCCAAGGTTAAGGCATTAGAGAATGGCAGACGAGATGCAAACCATTACTTTGGATGCAATCCATGTAGTGAGATTATACTTAGACCATATCAGTTCTGTAATCTTACAGAGGTAGTATGCAGAGTTACAGATGACCTAGTATCCTTAAAAGAAAAGGTACGTATGGCTACTATCTTAGGTACACTTCAGTCTACTCTTACTAACTTTAAGTACTTACGTAAAGTATGGAAGGATAATACAGAAGAAGAAAGACTATTAGGAGTTTCCCTAACAGGTATTCTTGACTGCCCTATATGGACAGAGGAGATACTAGAAATCCTAAGAGATGTAGCAGTAGAAACTAATAAGAAGATGGCTAAAGACTTAGGTATTCCACAGTCAACTGCTATCACTTGTGTCAAACCTAGTGGTACAGTTAGTCAATTAGTTGACAGTGCTTCAGGTATTCATGCTAGACACAATGACTATTACATTAGAACTGTACGTGGTGATAACAAAGACCCTATCACACAGTTTATGAAAGATAGTGGCATACCTAGTGAGCCTGACGTTATGAAGCCTGACAGTACAACTGTGTTCAGCTTCCCTATGAAGTCACCATCAGGTGCTACTACACGAACTGATATGACAGCTATTGAACAGCTAGAGTATTGGCTTATGTTTCAGAGACATTGGTGTGAACACAAGCCTTCTGTTACTGTATCTGTTAAGGAAGATGAGTGGATGAAAGTAGGAGCATGGGTTTATGATAACTTTGATGAAGTATCAGGCATATCATTCTTACCATTCAGTGACCATACATATGCTCAAGCACCTTATCAAGATATAACAGGTGGAGAGTATGAGCAGTTATATAAACAAATGCCTGCATCTATTGATTGGTCTAAGTTGGCAGACTACGAGAAAGAAGATACAACTAGTGGTGGAAGGGAACTTGCTTGTACAGCAGATGCGTGTGAAATGGTTGACATACAGGCTAGTTAATGATAGAAGGTAGTCAATTACTTTGGTGGCAATGGTGGTTATTAATAGCCATTTCCATCAACACTACTATAAACCTAATAGTATTCTTTAAAGGTAGGAAGCTACATATAAGAGAGATACTACACTTAAAACCAAAGAAAGTTAGAAAGGAGAATTAAATGACAGCACATTCAAAAATGTATGTACCCAAGAAGGATGAGGAGTATATATCACCCTTTGGTCCTTCAATGGGTTACATGAAACTAAGTCCTGACTTTGTTAAGAAGATGAATACCTTAA